TCTAAACCCCTGATGACTGATGGTGAATCCGCACGGTTGAGACGGAGTACGCCTAACGTGGATCGTGCGGAATTGATGACTGACGGAGCCATCCGCTGTCGGCTACTTTTCACGGGTTTCCCCGCTGTGATTCGCGCTTCCCGACAATACGCTGCGCGCCTAGAGGCTCACCACCCCGGTCTAGGTTTAAGTTGGCTCTGCGCGTTGTTTCCCCGTCCAGAGCAATCAACCGAGCATCTGGCGTGGTGGGGTGGTTGACAGGACTAAAACAGTCGGTCACACTTCCATCACGCTTAAACTGCAATTTCAGCGTAAGGCCGCCGACCGGCCACGTCAAGCCCCCGTTGCCCCCGCTCGGGGGTTTGTCGTTTTTACAACCTATCAACATACGCAATCCGCTCCCCAATCCAGCGCATCACCGGCACGGCCATGCTGTTGCCGAGCGCCTTATAGCGTGGGCCATCTGGCGACTCTGGTTTCTTGCGCCAGGGAATGTTGGTGTAATTGTCTGGGAAGCCCTGCAGGCGTTCGCATTCAACGGGAGTGAGGCGGCGAACTTGCATTGACGGTTGCGCCACCACATTCTGACCACGATCAGCGCACGGCGAACTGTCGTGACGTGCCGTTAAACTGCCCGCTATTTCGCCAAATTGTGTAACAGGCTGCGCTACCATCGGCGTGTTGCGGCCGCTCGCATTGCTATTGGTATTGAGGGTGTTCGTTACCTCCCCAACCCGCACCTCTCCAAGCTGGTTTTGAGCAAACGCCACCGCCATCGGATTCTTGGCATTGAGCGTCTGCATCAAATCAACATCGGTCTGTGGATTTGACATCTGTGCGCCGAAGCCTACGGGCAAAGTTTCTGTTTCTGGGTCGTAACGTTTTCCAACGCCTGCTGTAAGGCGCTGGGCAGTTTCTTGCCCCGCTTCTCTGCTCGGCGCAGGATGCCCTTGCAGGCTGTGGCGCTCAAATAAAACCGCTGCGGCACGGTGCCAATCTCCAAGGTATCCGACAACGAACACACGACGGCGGCGCTGGGCCACTCCGAAGTATTGAGCGTTAAGAACCCGGTAGGCGAACCCAAACCCGAGTTCTGCCAACATTCCAAGAAAGGCTCCAAAATCCCGTCCTCCGTTAGATGACAAGACGCCGGGGACGTTTTCCCATACCAACCAACGGGGGCGATAGCGTTTAGCAATGGCACCGTAAGTAAGCATGAGGTTGCCACGCGGGTCTGCCAGTCCTTTTCTGAGTCCTGCAACGCTAAAGGATTGGCAGGGGGTTCCCCCCACAAGAAGGTTGATTGGTTCATTAGGCCATGCCTCGTATTGGGTCATATCCCCGTAATTAGGGACGGTGGGGTAATGGTGTTTAAGGACAGCGCACGGGAACGGTTCTATTTCGCTATACCACGCCGCCTGCCACCCAAGGGGGTGCCACGCCACGGTAGCCGCCTCTACGCCGCTGCAAACGCTTCCGTATCGCATTAGCGAGGTTGGGCAACTTTGCCCGCCTCATATTGCCAACGCCGGGCTTCTGGGACTTTGCCTGCCTTGACCCATTGCTGCACGGCAGCCCGAGTCACCCCAAAAGCCTTTGCTACGGCGTATTGCGATCCGTATTGCTTGATAAGTTGTTGCGGTTTCATGGTTGGGGAGGATAGGGGGGTTGACATGGCCTGTCAAGGCACCTATCCTATCCCTCGTTGATAGAAACAACGGAGCAACAGATATGTCTCACACCTGTACCACACAACTCTATTTGCTCGGCACGCTCTGGCAAGTAGAGATTGATTTTTACTACGACGCTTACGACAACACCGAAGAACTAGACGTAGAGGCGGTGTGGCTGATCGGGTACTACCCCGAGGCTGACAGCAAGGACTACGTTTCTTGTCGCATCAAGGCCGACAACTACGCCTTTAAACCTGAAGAAGAAAAAGCGTTGGAAAAGGAGGTGCGCGATTACATCGCCGCCTCTGCCCGCGAAGCGTTTGACGATTCCCATTCTTACGAGGACTGACCCATGCGAAACATAGATCGTTTCATCATCTTGTGTATTGCCATCACCGTCGTGTTTTTGATGGCTGCGACCGTAGACAAGTGCGATGGCGGTTGCACAGTCGCCGAGGAGTTACGCAATGGGAACTAACCCTTGGGACGATGACGGCAGTTGGTGGCATCAACAAGATTTGGAACTGCAAGAGCGTGACGAAGAAGAACGGATTAAACGATGCAACGCTGCACTTGCTGAACTAACCAGCATTATTAACGAAGAACTGACAAAGGTGGGCTATGAGCGAATTACTAAAAATTAACGTCAACGACCATGTGGAGAAGAAGGGCAACTTGTCCTATCTGTCATGGGCGTGGGCATGGGCCGAGGTGTTGAAGATTGACCCGGCTGCCCGTTGGACGGCGCACGAATACAACGAACGCCCTGCTATGTATCTGCCCGACGGCACCGCAATGGTGAAGGTCAGCGTAGAGATAAAGGGCGACATTAAAACGTGCGTGTTGCCGGTTATGGACAACCGTAACCGAGCAATCCAAAACCCCGATGCGTTCTCGGTTAATACCGCAATCATGCGGTGCCTTGCTAAGTGCATCGCCATGTTTGGCCTTGGTCTTTACATCTACGCGGGCGAAGATTTGCCGGAAGGTGCCGCGCCACAAGTTGACCCCGATCTGGTCGCGTTGATTGCGGGTGCTGCATCACTGGACGAATTGACCAAGTTGTTTAAGCGCCTCACCAAAGAACAGCGCATGACGCACATTGATGCGTTTACCGCCCGCAAGAAGGAACTGAACCCGCCGCCGGAGGCCGCGTGAAAAAGGCAACTGTAACCGACCGATTACAGGGCGGCACGATGGAGCAGCGCACCGACGAATGGTTTGCCGCACGCCTTGGCAAAGTAACCGCCAGCCGTGTGGCCGATGTCGTAGCCAAGACCAAGAGCGGGTATTCGGCAAGCCGTGAAAATTACATGGCGCAGTTGATCTGCGAACGCTTGACGGGCAAGCCGACCGAGATGTTCAGCAACGCAGCCATGGAGTGGGGTACAGAGCAAGAGCCGCACGCTAGGGCCGCGTACAGCGCACGCACGGGCGAATTGGTGGAGGAGGTGGGGTTTATCCCGCACCACGACATCCCCGGTTCTGGGGCGTCTCCTGATGGGTTTGTGAATGATTCTATTGTGGAGTTTAAGTGTCCTAATACCGCTACCCATTTGGAATATGTGTTAGCGGGCAAGCCACCCGAAAAGTACGTCACCCAGATGCAATGGCAGATGGCGGTGACGGGTGCGCCGTGGTGTGACTTTGTGTCTTACGACCCCCGCCTACCCGAGCATCTGCAAATGTTGATCGTGCGTGTTTCGCGTGACGATAAACGCATTGCTGAGTTAGAGGCCGAGGTGCGTAAGTTCCTCGCAGAGTTAGACGAGAAAGTGAAGAAACTACAGGAGTTGAAACTGTGAATTACGATCCGAACATGAAGGGTGTGCTGTTTAAGAACGACAAGGGCGACAACCCGAACCGTCCCGACTACCGTGGGTCATGCGTGATCAATAACGTGGACTACAACATTTCGGCATGGATTAAGGCCAGCAAGAAGACGGGCGATAAGTTTATGAGCCTGAAAATAGAGGCTAAGGGTGAGGGCAAGTTGTCGCGGGGCGGTGAACCGCAGCGTCAGCCGACCAAGCAGCCGCAGTTGAGCGAGGACAACTGGGATGACCTTGACGCCCCATTCTGACTTTGAGGCAAGGTTCCGAGCGAGTCGCCCTGCGGAAATCGTAGTGGCGACTTACCTCTTAAACCTTGGGCATACGGTGACGCTTCCGCAGCGTCGGCTGCGTGCCAACTTTGCCGACCGCAAAGAATATGCAGATAAGGGCGATATTTATGCGAGTGATAAGCGCATAGAGGTGAAGCATTTAAAACGTGATTTTCAATTCGGTGAATGGCCGTTTGATACTGCGACGATTTGCGCCAAGGCATCGTTTGACAACGCCCACCCTCGGCCTGATTGGTACTTTTTGGTCAATCACAGCATGACGGTGGCAGCGTTGGTGGACGTTAATACGACGTTCGCCGATTGGATTGTGCGCAAACAGTTAGACCCGGCTCGGGGTTACGATTACGACGTTTATGCGGTGACGCCCGAGTATTTGGCGTGGCGTTACATAGACTTTGAGGAAAAACTGTGAAGGTATTTATCGGTTGGGATAGCCGCGAAGACATTGCGTATCAGGTGTGCCGCAAAAGCCTGCTAAAGCACGCCTCTATTCCGCTGGACATCCAGCCCATTAAGCAGTCAGAACTTCGGGAGCGTGGCCTTTACACGCGGGAGTTTGATCCTTTGTCGTCTACGGAATTTTCGTTTACCCGCTTCTTGACCCCATACCTCGCCGGGTACGACGGCTGGGCCGTATTTATGGACTGCGACTTTCTTTTGCGGGGGGATATTGCGGGACTGATGGACTACGCCGACGGGGCAAAAGCGTGCTTTGTGGTACAGCACGATTACAGGCCGTTTGAGAAGGTCAAGATGGACAACAAGGCGCAGCATCAATATCCACGGAAAAACTGGTCATCGTTTATGTTTATGAACTGTTCGCACCCCGAGGTCAAGGCGTTGACACCCGACGTTGTGAACAGAGAAAGTGGAATGTTCCTGCACCGCTTTGAGTGGCTAAAAGACGAGTCTATTGGCTCGTTGCCGATAGCATGGAACTACCTAGAAGGCTGGTATACCCGCGACCATTGCCCGAACCCCATCGCCGTACATTTCACACGCGGTGGCCCGTGGTTTAAGGATTGGGTAGACGTTGAGTACGGCAAGGAATGGTTAGAGGCCAGCCGGTGAAGCGCATATTTCCTAAAGGCACTACGCCCGAGCAGTTAGCGACAGCAGCCGCACGCATGGTGCAGGGGTTGTCGGCTGACCGAGCGTGGTGCATAGAGATTGTGGAATGGAAAAAGCCGCGCACGCAGCA